TTCTTGTATTTGTAGGCGTCTGTGTTGGCGTCTTAGTTGGTGTCTGAGTCGCAGTTAAAGTTGTTGTTGTGGTAGGAGTTGGAGTAGGTGTTTTTGTATTAGTTGGCGTGTTTGTTAAAGTTGGTGTTTGTGTAGGTGTAGTTGTTGGAGTAGAAGTATTTGTTGGAGTTTGAGTTGGAGTTGCGGTCTGTGAAGCAGTTTGACTTGGTGTCGCTGTTGGTGGATTTAATTCATCAGGTGCAAATATAATATTGGAATCATCTTCATCATTGGAAATGAATTCAATGTAGTAATCATTCGTAGTGTTTGCGGATTGTGCAATCAACAACGCGATACCCGATTCAACGAGGTTGTATGCATACACTGGGTCAAGATTCCCACTACCTGCTGGTTGTTCCCAAATTCCATAGTTGTATTGTCCTGTATAAGGAAATGCAATTTGACCAGGATTTGGTCCTTCTATAAATTCAAATTCATCATATCTAACTCTGTGAGTCGAGATATTAGACAATATCATTGTTACCCTTCTTTTTGAGAAGATATGAGTGAATGAAAATAACCATTCAGGATTGGCGAGTTCTGCGTTTTGAGACACAGTAACTACCATCTTATTTAATTGGTTTGTTTTAAGAAGAATCATCTTGATAAAAAATAATCACAAGGGGATATTAACCCCCCTGTGATTGTATAGAAAATTTATTAAGCAGGTACTACTGTAATACCAGCAACAACTGATGTTATCGGACCACTCAACTCACACATCGGATTCTGCTCCAACGCTTGGAAGGTAATATTATACCCCTGAGCGTCGCCCAGTGCTTTACCCGTAACTGATGAACCAGCACTCACGAATGAGCCATACACTTCACCAAGTAGGAAGTACTTGCCTGTGTTATCTTCCATCACGATTGATAGTTTTGGAGATTGAGCAAGTGTTTTCAAAATATTTCTTTTTGATTGTTCTAACTTAGAGAAAAAAGTTACTAATTCTTGGGTGTAAAAAACTGTGCCATTTTCAAGTGACGCATTCACAGTTTCTGTGTATTGACTTGAAGTGCGAATTAATTGAAATTCGTAATAGCTGCCCGTTCCACTGATTTGTGTGATTGTATCACCTGTGTTTTTAGTAATTGATGCAAGATTGTCTTGGTCTGTAATCCAGATGGTTTGTACGCCACCCACTACATCGCGGCAACCTAACGCAATTCCGCTACTTACATTGCAACTCATTTTATATTGATTTAATTTTTTAGTTTATTGAAATAATGATTGGGGACGAACCCCAATCATTATGAATATTAAAGACCGTTAGTTACGAAGAACTGAGGGAACGCGATTTGTGTGCCCAGCTTCCACGCGGCCATCACGCGCACTTCTTGGAAATCCATAGAGAACCAGCTACGATATGTATCCTCGTCGCTCATTAAGTCCACACCAACAAGCCAGTACTGCTGCGGTGCTGCTGCAATCAAGTTCGAGCCATTCAAGCCCGGCACGCCCACAACTTTATACTGCGTTTGAGGATGGAATGTTTCATACACTTGACCTAATGTTGGTTCAGTGAAATGGAAGTTATTCACCTGACGAATTGACTTCAAGTAGCACTTGAATTGCTGCTCAGACATGAAAATAACAATGTCCTCGCGAGAATAGATATTTCTATCTAACGCTTCGATAATGTTATCTACTTGTTCAAGAACTAATTCTGCTTTGTTTTGAATTGAAGTTCCTGTTACAGAACATAATGCTGTTTGACCAGTTAAACTAACAACACCAGCAGTGTTATTCAACAACTCAATGAATCCTGAGAAAGTTGAAGAACCACTTGTTGCATTCCATAGCAAGTCCTCGTTATAACGCTTTATCTGACGCGTCTGCAAATCAATTATAGCCTGCTCGAAGGGGGCGTTTTCATTATAGCTGCCCGCATTCATATATTGCCCTAACCATACTTCATTTAAGGTTTGTAAACAAAGCGAAGTGTTAACTTTCAAACTTTGAACTGTTAATGGAGCAACAGTAAATGTTGTTGTTCCAGAATTTTCCCAACCACAAGTTGTTCCTGTTTGTACTACTAATGTTTCTGAAAGTAAGTTAACATTTTGCGTCCCCTTTATGCCAGGAATTGTATTTACATACTTCATGGTCTGTGGTGTAAGGACTGCCTCAGAAATGATATCAGATGAAAGTTGGTCTACATAATTTGCCAAGCCCGACAAATCGTAGTTGAATTTCATTTTGGATAATTTGTTTTTCATTTTATTATCTATTTTATTTTTTGTTTAGTTTCTGTTTAGAGCTTCTTTCAATCTCTTGAATGACTCTAATTTATCTTCTGTTTTCGAGAAGTTTTCGTTTATTGTTTTTTGTGTGAACACTTTTTGACCTGCTGGTTCACTTGAAAACTTTTGGAAATTACCTTCAAGTTCTTTTTGTTTAGCAGAGATTTGGTCAATCTTTGACTCGATTTTTTTGAGTGCTTGAGAGAATAATTCTGCCACTTCTTCAGCAGACATCATATCATCTTTCATATCCTCAACTTCTTTCTCCGCTGCTGATTCATCTGCTTCGTCTACACCTTGAATAGAACCACCAACAATGTTGATTTTCTTTCCATTCTCAGCTTCGTAAACTCCATCTGTTATAGCTGTAAGAGTTCCATCATAGTTAACGAGTTTTACCATCAAACCAACTGTTGGTTCTTCGCCTTCAACTCTAACTACCTTTCCGTCTTTCATCTTAACATCAGCAAAATTCTCAGACATATTCTCATCCTTGATTGATTCTTCTTCTTTCTTGTCTTCAAGTTTTGCGTCAGGCATTGCACCCATTTTAATTTTGGATACTTTTCCTTCTTCATCAACTTCGATTTCAGAACCATCATCAAGTTTGTGCGTTCCAGCAGGAGCGGGAATCATACCCTCGTCCGTTGCGACATAGATTGGAGCACCCAATTCCAACTCACCGTCAATTTTAACTGCGATGCCTTGGTCGGTTTTCGCTTCATAAAATTTTTGTGTAGTTAGATTTAGGATTTTCATAATCCTGTCTAATGCTTGTTTACTATTCATCTGTTATTGATTTAAGTATTTGCTTTATTTGGTTTATTTGTTTGTCTTCTTTTGAGAAAACTGATTTGTTACCGAATAATCCTTCTACGGAAAATCCAGTTAACATATTATCTTTTACTAATTTCCATATCTTCTTGTCCTCAACTCGCATCTGAACAAACCATGTACCCGATGGTAATTCAAAACCATACATATTTGATTTGTCTTTGATTGGGTCTTCTGAAACCCAAGATTCTGTAATGTAAACTTTATCTGAACCCAACTTAATACCGTTGTGTTCAATCGATGTCTCGTCAGTGCGTTTCTGTTTGAGAAAACGGTCTGCCATCTTACGGATTGAAGATTTGGAAAAATATACATAATACATATTTCCCAAGTCATCGTATCTGTGAATCATTTTATTTGGCACCATTGCAGCACCCACGAGGATTTGTTTGTCTTCATCCGCAACTGCGAAGGTCATCTTCTCCTTCTCCAATTGTTTCAGTTTTCTTTCTGACCATTTGAGTCCTGCTTCACCACCCCAAGCGTCATACATCAATTTTCCACAACCATCTTTATAACTCTTTGAAGAAGTCAAATCTGATTTGTGTCTTGATAAATAAGAATACATTCTCTTTAATGTATCCACTGAGATGTTCTCACCTTTTGCGAGTTGAGATGCTCTTTGTTTTCCTACACCTGTACCACAAGAACCCCATCCGTTTTTGTCTGCGTATTCAACGGCTTGTTTTGCTGCATTCTTAACACCCTCAGGGTAATCAGAGATTGCATCCGCAAAATCATCCTCAGTCATCTTAATTGGAACACAGTTTGGAACTTCTCTACCATCAAGAATCTTTGTTCCGATTGGTTCATATCCTTCCCAACAAGCATCTTCAAGTCCCATTTCATCTTTCTTAAAAAGATTTGGACCTGTTCTTGGCATACCTGGCTTCCATTGTTTTGATGGATTTGGTGAATTGATTGTCGCTTCTGTTCTCGTATCAGGTTGAAGATTTGATGACTGAGCACTTGTATCTTCAACTCCTCTTGTTGATGAACCTGAATTTCTAATCTTACCAGTTGGAGCGTATAATAATCTAACCCAAGTATGACGGCAGTTAAATGAACCTCTCCATAAAAAGATGTTATAGAAACCAAATTCTTCATTAGCAACTGAATCAGTCAATTCATCAATATCTTCTTGTCTATAAACTCTATTCATAGATAACATATCAGAACAGAACTGTCTGTTCTTCTCATCTCTTGGACCTACATACTTGAATCTAACTCTATATTGGTCATTATCTAAGAATGATGGTTCGTTTGGTTCTGAGAACCTCTCTTGGTTCATCTTCTGAACCA